GGTGAACCATCTTCTTAGAGAAGCTATTGTGTGTGAATTGCGATTGAGTAGCCAGCCAGATCTCGGCCGGAATAAAAGGAATATGTCTACCAACGGACACTCTCCACTTATTCGGTGGCTGCTTTGAATGCTTTCCTTTTCGTTCGGTAGTCCGGCCATAAATCACGATGCCGGTCTTTCCGTCCCATCGTTCCCTCTTATCTGTCATGATGCATCCACGACTTTTGTAATAGTCCCAAACCTCCGGAGTGGCAAACGTATAGAACGGGGAAGAAAGGATGGTGTAAATCTGCGTTGCTGAAAAGTATCCACCGCGCCGCGCTTTGATGCCATTGTGTTTACAGTAGGTTTCAAATGATTGTACTGACGCATTAAGCTCCAGAAACTTATCATAAAGGTGGCGTATTTCATTAGCTTCCTCTGGAATCAATTCGAGCGTTGTATGAATCTTTCCGAACTCAGTGACTTTTATACGTCGGTATCCCCGAGGTGCAGAGCCGCCAAACCACCAGCCAGCTGCAGCAAGCCCCATCATGTTATCGGCTACGCGGTTGGAAATGGTTTCTCGCTCCATTTGTGCAAAGACAACGGACACATACATCATAGCTTTACCTAATGGTGTGCTGGTATCGATATTTTCTTTTACGGAAACAAATCCAACAGAGTGATCCTCCATGAACGCATAAATATTCGAGAAATCTCGTACGTTACGTGAGAGCCTGTCTAGCTGATAAACAATCAGAAAATCAATAATACCAGCCTTTACATCTCTCATAAAATCCTTTAACCCAGGGCGGTTGGTATTAGCACCAGTGTAGTCTTCATCCATGTACAGTAAAAATGTATGTTCACCTTCAAAGTGAAGTGCAGCGTACTCACGAGCCATTCTTTCCTGATTCTTTACGCTGTCGCTGTTTTCTGCAAATACAGATTTGCGTGCGTAGATTGCTATTCTCATTGTATCCTCCCGTTTTTTAGGCATAAAAATACCCCAAAACTTGATTTTTTGAGGTCGTGATGATACAATAAAGTTGCGAATTTAGGTTTGCGTCATCGCGACCTGAGCATCACCCTCTGCGCCAACAGAGGGTTTTGTTTTATATTCTTTTTATTTTTCAACGCTCATAATCTCGTTAAAAGCTTTCTCATATTCCTTCGCCTGATCTGGTGTGATGGCGTAAGAAACACGGAGTAAAGCCGTTCCAGCACGGTACATGTACTGATCCTGTTTTAGCATACCGCCTACCTCCCATGTATCTTTCAAATAATCTTCACGTTCTTTTGCATCTGATTCATTTTCAAACACTTCCACAGTACAATCTCTATAATCATCGTCAGGGTAATCGATACACATTTGAACAGTATCAGTGTCTCTCTCATCATTCCAATTGGTTTTGCTCGTGTACTGATTAGGACGACCAAGAAGCTCATTCACATCGGTTTCTTCTGTATACGTAAGCTCTTGTGTAATTGGAATTGAGTAATCATCTTTCATCTTCTGGACAATCTGATCTGAGGTAAGCGGATCTTCTTTCTTCTCACTTTCACCGCAGGCACATAATCCGATACAAAGAATCAGCGATAACATAACTACTAATAATTTCTTCATAACTCCTTCCTCTCTTTCTTAAAAATATATATGTTCTGCTACCGAAACAAAATTGACTTGTTGCTTCCGTAGCATATCAACGAACCGTGCTTTCTCTAAAAGATCACCTCCGAGGCAATCTGAATGATAAATAATTATGGTCGAGATCAAACCATTTTGGATATGTTCTACCAGACAATCAAATGCTGGTCGATCTTCAGTATCGCCATCTTCGTATTTTAGAAAAATATCTCCGTCAGAGAAACGCCCCTGAGCATAGTTATAACACATTTGCTCCTGTGTTTTGCAGCCGGGTTTACTCCTTGAATTAAAATAAAATGCGTTCATCTGACAGTCCTCCTTACATTCCAACATAATCCGACCTATGTAAGTGCTAAACTAACAGTGCGCCCCACCGGATAGGGGGAAACATGATCAAGTTATATATCTACATCCCAGATCCGAAGATATATGGGATATTCGATACTGTACTACATACGTTATACCTCTCAACAAACCCTGCAGCTGCAGGAGGTGTCATCTACATTAAATAAAACTTAGAGCGCTTTTTTATCCTCGGTGGCGTTAAGGCTTCGCAGAAAATCCTCGGCATTTTTATCCGATGGATCCTGCGAGGCGGCGCAGCGCTCATATTCTTTCTGTAAAATTATATCCACGAGTTCTTTTCCGTGCCGATCCAATGCATGGTAGTGATTCAAAAGAAGCTTATCCGTTCCGGAAAGATCTGGCCCAAGCTTAATTTCGCTTCCGACAAGAGCAGCCAGACCTAAAAGCATAAGTTCATTTACTGCTTTTGATTGATTTTTAATCCTTCTTTCAAAACGAAAATCCTCAATCTTTTTATACAGTTCATCGTCAACTGTAATGCTAAAACGTTTTTTATCCGTTGCCATATCCGTATATCCTCCCTTTTCTTGGATTATACACCACTACACCATAGATGTAAATAAAAAGTACACCAAAAAACCTAAATTATATTGACTTTGGTGAAATGGTGGTGTACTATTTAGAAAAGTGCACCAATGCACCAAATAAGATATAGGAGGTGAACCAATGAGCGATTTAAAAAGAATGTCAATTTCCATAACAGAAGAAATGGAGCGAAAAATCGTAGAAATGCGAAAAACGGATGAATTTTGCAGATGTTCTTATGCGGAAATAATTCGACAACTGATTGAAGCGGGTGTGCAATCACTCGAAGAATCTAAGAAAATCGGATAATGAAGCAGAGAGGTAATTGGAAATGATTTTTAAAATCACACTAATTGTGATTGTGTGGGCAGTAGCGATAGCCGGAATTATAGCAATGAAGAAAATACAGCCCAGCAACAGGTTTTATCCAGTGTGGGCTGTGTCCATAGCAACATTGTTTTTAATTGGTATGTGGTTTAGTTGATTCCAGATCTAGGCTCAGGCAGTCAGCAATACCATGTAGATGTTCGCTGTATTTTCTGCAGGTCTCTAAATCCTCATCAAGATTAAAAGATTCGTTATCGGCAAAATCGAGGAAACTATGAAGCGCGGTTTTGTTTTCATGACTGCAGAATAGTACTGCTTTATTAAGTGCAGATAACAGATTTGCATAAGCTTCTGTGTCACCTCGATTACTGGTGAAGACTCCAGCGGCATGAATAAATTCCAGAAACGCAGTTTTTTTATCATTATAATAAATTTCAAACTGACGAACTTGATTGTTGTATTCAAACTCCTGTGCCTTGATCTTGCTCTGATGAGAATTGTTGATGACTGCAACTAATATGGGGGAAATGATTGCAGCGAGAGCGATAATAGCGGTTACGATACCGGTTGTCAAATTCATTTAGTATCACCATCCTTTCTTATTGCAGTTTATCACAGAGAAAGGATCCTAACAAGAAAGATGAATGATGGGACAGATTTCAGGAGGCGATAATGAAAAAAAACAAATAAGTGGGATATTGGCCGAACCGAGGATGCATCGGATTTCAAAATACAAGTTCACATGAAGAATGGGGATGAATATGCATTTTGGAACATAGTTGAGGCTGCTTACACAAAGCGCTATGGAGAATCGGTGCTGGTAATACAGATTGAAACAAAGCGAGAATCTGTAAAGTATGTGATCTCAAGGGAAAACATCGAGTTGGTAAAGTTTATATGGGAAGACAGGAGGTATTTATGAAGGAATTTCCAATAGGCGACAAATATTTCTTTACCGAAGAAGAAAATCGTCGCATCGGCGAGACGGCAAAAAAGATGGCTGAAGTGATAAAAGAACAAAAGCTTACCTTTGCAGAAGCAAATGATGCGCTGCGAGTATGTAAGGTGTTGCTCGGGGGAGCGGAGGTCGGACCATGGAGATAGGATACATTCTGCTGGTCTGTACGACTACAGCGACGGCAACCGCATATCTGGTTACGAAATGGATGTGTATACAGTTCTTAGACAGGCTGGAGAAAGTTGAACGTGAGTATGTAGATGAGATCTACAGTATCATTAAATCAATCCTAGATCGTCGGTATCGAATTGAGATGCAGAAAGGAGAGGACAATGGAAAATTTGATCGGTAAAGAGAAACGGCCAGTGTATGAGGTGGAGGTCGCGGTAGATACTTCGGATCTGGAGCATGCGCTGGATGTTGCAATAGAACTGAAAGAGACTTTGGAAAAATGCGTCGAACTACGGAGAGCGGAAAGATGGCTCCCGGCAGATCAGCTCACTCCGGCGCATGAAGGAACTTACTGGGTAACCGTAAGGCATGGCCGTCGGGGACGGAAGGTGATAAAAGGATATTTTAGCATAGAGTGGGAAGTGGACGATGAAGTTCTGGCCTGGATGCCGGACGATAAACCGGAAGCCTATAAAGGAGGAACAGATGAACATCCAGAAAGCTGTTAGAAAAGCCCGGCTGGCGAGCGCCAAAGGAAAGCGGGGGTATATCGCCAGAAAAAAGTGGAAAGGGAATTTCAGAATACTGCCAACTAATACAGATCTGTGCTGCATTGCAGATGCACCCGGCATGGAGCAGGCACCGCGCTGGAATCCATATGCCGAAGATCTTATGGCTGATGACTGGGAAGTGCAGGAGGTCAGAATCTGTACGCAGTAGATTGGAGGGGCGTATGGCTAAACAACAGGAAATTAAAGTAGAAGTCGAGTTCACAGAGGGATTCGAGGAAAGATTTACACGGGCATGCTTAGATGTCATATCAAGGAGGGAAAAACATGAGACCAAAGACAGCAGTACTTACAATCGTGATATTCGGGATCATGATCGTAATTGCAGCGTACCTGCAGCGGGATGAATTTGCAGTAGGCCCAGAGTGGGCACTGCCGATCTTGCTGGCATTCATATTGCCGATAGATGAAAGGAGCAGATCACGTGGAAGAAAATATCTCAAAAGAAAAATATATTGATGCCTTGAAAGCGCTTATCATTGCAGATCGTAGATCCGGCGTCTGTAATATCATCCGTGAAGTTTCGCCGCTGCGGGAAAAGTTGCGAATCTGCTATATAGGCGGAGGAGAGTCACAGATAAATGTCACTGGAAATAGCCTTGGTGCGATCGGATTAGAAGTATTTCGGGAGATTTATGGATGCGGAGCTAATGGACGGGTAGGTGGAATCTAATGGATCCCTGGATTGAAGAAGAACGTTTCTTGCAGCAGCGGGAGAATCGAAGAAACGATAGGATCACCAGATCGCTCACTGGCCAGCTCAGACCGCCAGATGATTTTATCATAAAAATGTTGAAAGAGAGGTATGGAAAATATGCAAAATTTTATCGGAAAGTGCCGATTCTGCGGTCAGGAAAACCCTGTCATCGCAGAAGATCAAGAAGAAGCGAATGAGATCATTTCGGCGGATTGTTACTGTGGGGGGGGCAAAGCGCGAGGATGAGATTAAAAGAAAAAAAGCGGAGCTGCAGGGACAAATCAATGAATTGACAGGCCCAGAGTGCACGGAATTGAATTTCATGCCGCTTCCGGATGAGCTCCGGGAAGTACTGAATAAAATCGGAGAAGCTGTTGTTGACGGAGAGATCCGGCAGATGACGATGAAAGCCTATGGAACCCAGATCACGATCCGCGGCGGTGAAAAAATAAAAATGACAAGGAGCTATAAATACGAGCAGAGTGGAGAAATCCAGTAAAGACCTGGAAAGCTATTATGAAAATTGTGCTTTTCCCAAGCTTAAAAGTAAGAAAAAGAAGTTATTACATAATGGATTCAAAGAAAAGCCTCAGCGGATATGTTGGTACACAGGTCAGCCGGGAGCGGAGCGTCACGAAATATTCGGAGGTCCGAACCGCCAGACCAGCATAGAAATGGGCTTTCAAGTGGATCTTTGCCCGGAACTGCATGCGCGGCTCCATGCAAATGCAGATGACTGGGCGAAGACAGAAAATCGCAAATGGCGAATGTATTTTCAGACCATTTACGAGGAAGAGCTGATTGCATCCGGAGAAACACCGGAAAAAGCACGAACGTCATGGATGGCAATGATCGGCCGCAACTACCTGTAGTCGATGCCGCAAACTTAAATTCGCAAAAGGAGCAAACATGAGAAAACTATTAAAAAAAGCCCGGCAGGATGCAGGGCTTACGCAGCAGCAGATGGCTGACAGGCTGGGAATAAGCCTGGTTTATTATCAGAAAATTGAACAAGGAACCCGAACCGGAGACTTTTACATCTGGGACACCCTGGAAGACATCACAGGGGTACATCAACGGAAACTCCGAGAGATGCAAGATACTCGTCCCGACCCAAAAGCCAGTCAGTAGGAACATCAAGAGTATCTGCAAGGCGGACGAGCATTTCAAAAGAAGGATACCGATCGGATTGTTCATATTTCTGGTATGAGTTTAGCGACGAGCCAATGATATCTGCCATGTGCTGCTGTGTAAATTTGCGATACATGCGAGCAGCACGAAGTCTTTTTCCAAACATAAGTACCTCCAATTTGTATGTAAAAAGTGATTGACATTACATACAAATAGTACTATATTGTAAGCAAAGAAAATACATACAATATGTATGCTGACAAAATGGGAGGTAATAAAGATGATGTACAAAATCAGCGAAACAGAAGAAAGATGCACAAACTGCGTGCATTTTCGCCAGCATTATGTGAGGGGAGAATATTTCGATGGCGGGTTAGCTCCA